CTCTATGGAGGTTCTTCATCGGCAAAGTCTTTTTCTGTAGCTCAGGCTATGTTGATAGAATGTCTTTCAGGGGGTAATAATACGCTTGTATTTAGAAAAGTAGGTTCTTCTATTGCTGATAGTATTTATAAGACTTTTCAGGAGGCGGTAAGGTCCCTTGGAGTATATAGACTATTCTCGTTTAGAGAGAATAAGATTATTTGTTTTAACGGGTCCTACATAACATTTAAGGGATTGGATGATTCTGAGAAAATAAAAGGATTGGAGAGTTATAAATATGTTGTCTGTGAAGAATTGTCAGAGTTTAAAGAAGAAGATTTCAAACAGATAAAGAAGCGTCTTAGAGGCCGGAAAGGACAGAAAATCATTTCAATGTTTAATCCAATTGAGGAAGAGTGTTGGATTAAAAAAAATGTATTTGATAAAGAGCAGTTAAAAGAAGAGTCAAATGACTTGTATGGTATATTGAGAGACAATGAAACAAAGAAGATTCTTCCTAAAGAATTCTCAATGATTGCTAGAAAATGGAAAAATACAGAAAGGCTTTTGAGAAATCCTAGAACGGGAATTGAGGAAGTTCATGCTCCGGATACAGTTATAATGCAATCAACTTACCTCAATAATTTTTGGGTAGTTGGCAGTCCGGACGGGCAATATGGATTTTATGACCGGCAGGCGGTTGCTGATTTTGATAAGGATAGGACAAGAGATTATAATTACTATCGTATATATGCGCTTGGGGAATGGGGTAAAATAAAGACAGGTGGAGAGTTTTTGCATGCATTTGATTCTGGTAAGCATAAGAAGATATGTCCTGTAACAGAAGGAATTCCTTTGCATATTTCTGTTGATAATAATGTTCTCCCATATATCAGTGTATCAATATGGCAAAATGAAGAATTGGAGTTAAGGCAAGTTCATGAAATCTGTGCTGAAGATCCGTTTAATACAGTAACTAAAGCAGCCGAGTTGACACGTACATGGCTGGAAGGAATCGGATATAACGATGTGGTATATTTGCATGGAGATGCGAGTACCAGAAGCGGAAATACTATTGATGATGAAAAGAGATCTTTTCTGGATAAATTTATAGATGTGTTGGAAGAAACTTTTCGGGTGGTTGATATGGTCCCTAAAAAGAACCCTCCTGTTGCTATGTCGGGAGAGTTTGTGAATGCTTTATTAGAGGGTTTCCATGGAATATCTGTGTCTATTGATGAATCATGTAAGAAGTCTATACAAGATTACGAGAATGTAAAGAAAGACACTAATGGAGGAATATTAAAAGCTCGGATTAAGGACAAGATAACAAAACAGAGTTACGAGGAGTTTGGCCATTTAACAGACTGTTTCCGTTATGTGTGTACAGATATATTCCGGGAACAGTTTTTATCATATTCAATGGCTAGGAAGAGAAATACACATAAGAAAGAAAATATGAAATATTATAATGTAGGAATAGCAATAGAAGGAGATTCTATAGTCTATATCATGCCAGATTGCAATGGTAAGTTTATAATGATACATGCAGTCTATGGAACTGAGGTCTTTATCGACGGAGTTTTATTTAGAGATGGATTTGATGCCGGATTAATGGAAGAGAAACTCAAAGAATGGGCACCTGTCAGTACTGTTTTTGAAAGTCATAAATCATATTTCCAATTTGCAAGAGATGTGCGGGAATGGATGGATAATGTGCGGGCTACCAGCTTATATGCGAATATGGACCAAAGAATATCTGCAAATGAAGAATTTATAAGAGAGAGATTTAAATTTAGAAGTGATTATGATGATTATCCTGAATATCTTTCTTTTATGGATTCAGTGATGGATTATAATGGTAAAGAGAGCTATGAAGGGATTAATTGCCTGAGTGCTTTGGCTTCGGTAGTTGCAAGAACAATTAGGAATAATCAGTAATTGTTTGATCTGCCGGTTCTCTCTTTACTCTCAGGAAACGTATAAATAGGATATATCCCTTTACACGCTTTCTGAGCCGGTTCACGTAAGAAGTTCCGGCCCCTTATGAACCTTCCTCTTATTAGTTCTGTTCTATATGATAATAGATGTGATTTAGCTGATAATCATGTTGATATTAGTTAAAAACATAGCTTTGGTGGTAAAAATAGTGATGATTTAGCGTGAGATACTGACTGATTGCTTATATTTGCAACATAATAACACTACAATGTAGCGTAATTATATTTATAGATTATGAAAGCTTCTACCTATACACAAAAAACATTGGTAATAGAGAATCCTTCCAAAGGACTATTAGACTTTGTAAATAAGCTGAGAGATAGGAAATTATCTCAGCAGGAAAAATTACGCAATAAAAAGGACTGCACTATAAAAATTAATGCATAAATTTATTAGATGGATATTTCCGTTTTTGTGAGTTTAAAATTAGATGATAAACATGAATGAATTATACGAAAAATCTGATTTAAATATAGATGCAGCTGAAAAATTGTATAATCATTGCCTTTATGATTCAGTATGTCATCCTGCATATTATTCATGTTTACAATTAATGAGTCATAAATTAATTAAAAAAGGAATGTCTCTGTCAGATCAAGCCAGTTTATGTAGTACTAAGTATTTTGGGCATTCACATAAATGTTTAATAGAAGAAACATGTAAACGTCTGAAATTTGACAAGTGTAGGGATGAACAAGATTATCGTAATGGAGTTAAGCAATTAAAGGAAAAAAGAGAGTCTTCCGATTATAAAGAGGAAAGGATTTCGAGGGAAGCAAGTGAAGCTTGTATTAAATTGGCGAAGGAAATAAGACAAAAATTAAATTCAATATAATTATGGATGAAAGAATACAAAAAATCAAGTCATTTTTGAACAAAATGAATGAAAAGTTTCCCATTTTAAAATTTAAATGTGGTTATGCTTTTTCAAACCATCATACTTATATTGTTGAAGTTGAACCATTGTCAGAATTTAGAGACAATGAAGAATATGCCTACCATGAACTGGTTTTCTGTAAAGAATTTGAGTGCTTGCACAATGATTATGATATAATTTTTGTATCAGATGATGGGTTGTGTAAAGTTGACCAAATACTTTTAGAGGTAGGATATGATAATCCTGTACGATATGAAACTAACAATGAAGAAGTATTTTATATACGTTTGGATTGTTGGTTACAAGGGGAAAATTACGCTTTAGCAGCATAAAATATGAAAGAAGTTGAAGTTTATAAATCAGATTTTAGATTAGATAATTATCTAATAAAAGAGTCTTCATTAAAAATAAAAGGTGGAATTGAAAAAGATAATACCTTATCCATTGACATAAATCCTAGTGGAATAAAGAGGAAAGATAAGTTTACTTTGACGCTAGAATTGGAAGTTAAGGATGAGAAAGAACTTTTTTACGCTAAGTTAATAATAGATGCTTATTTTCTATTTAGAGAGAGTATTCCTATGGAAAGATTAGGAGCATTTTTTACGATGAATGCTCCTGCAATTATATTTCCTTATATACGAGGGTATATTTCAATGCTAACATCCTTATCCGGATGTGGTACCGTATTACTTCCAACTTTAAACTTGACTAGTATGGGGGAAAAACTTGCCCAAAATATAAAAGAGGTAAAAGAATAAATGGAAGAGAAGTATAGGCTTTCAAACATAACAGAACTGATCAACTGGGGAAAGCAATTGCTTGTTTCTGGGAAATATCCGAATGAACTCCAATTGGATAAAGCCTCCAAGATCGTAGATTGCAAATTCTATATTGAATCTATGACAATGATGATTGGAGCCCAATGGGAGAACCCGACATATTACCCATGTATTGATCAGTTTTACAGGTTCAGGGAAATAGTTGAAAAAATGGATAAGGCAGCCGAGTAAGCTGCCTTTTTGTTCTATTTTTCATGTGGTAAAATTATAACTTCCGTGATTTTTCTGACTAAGTGCCAAAATTTGGTTCTATTTTTAAGATTCTATAAATAAAGGGAGAGTGTGTTTTGCTCTCCCTTCATCATATCTACCGTCCTTTTTTCTCTATTTTCATGAACACATTGCGTCTGCTTTTTGCTTCAGCCTGCTTTGTCCGTTCATTGAGGATAAGTTTGAGTTCATTGAGTTCCTTATGCATTCTAAGGATATCGTCGGTAAGTGATACGACACGGCTCAGCAATACCATGTCCATATTGGTATATTTTGAAGTTTCCATATAACTTTTTATTTAGAATTCCATTTAGATTAATTTCGTTTCCTTCATCGAGATCCCAGGAGCCGTATTGCTCCCGGGGTGTTCATCCCCTAACAGAGATGTTCGCCTGATTGGTAGTCGAAGCGTTATATATAATCAATCGTTGTAGAAGAATGATTCTCCTTTCTTCCGTGTAAGTCTGTAACCTGTGTACAGACAAACCAATATTAATATAATCTCTATCATAATTTTGGAATATATTTGTGGCTGTCGGGCATTTAAACCGACCGCTGATAGTTATGTAATAGATTAGGCGGCTGGATTCACCTCACTCTTTATCTGCTTGATGGCTTTCTTCACGTTCCATTCATTTTCATATAGGGCAATGATGAAACGCACACCTTTGGTAGTCCATACTGTATATACACTTGTTCCTGTCGAACCGTCAGAACGTGTATACGTCTGTGTACGGGTAGAATGTAATCCCCAAGTGGAATAAGGAACATGTAATATCCATTGCCCGGACTGTTTGTAAAGGATACCAATTTCTTTCATTTTCCTGTGAAGCTTCTCCGCATCCATTCCGATTTGCTTAGCCACCTGTGTGGAGGTAAGCGTGTTGACCGATTGCAAATGGTTATCATAGTAGCTGACTTTCGGGGCGGATTTTTTGATTTCCTCTGTCTGAATCTTGATGGTGGCTTGCTGCTGCTCGGTTTGGGCTTCGAGCTTGGCTCTCTCTTCACGTTCTTGTTTTAGTTGTGTGGCGAGATGAATAACCAGATCGGGATTGTCGATCATCTGTTCAAGAGTGGGTTGCGTGGCGGTCATGCCGTA